TTACCTAGATCCAAACGACCATTGAAATACGCTAAGAGTGAGGTTGCCAACTTAAGTTTTGGTTGGAAGCTTAAGAATTTATTCTTAGGCCAACTTCCTAATTTAAGATAGTAACTCTCTAGAATCCGATCAACATTAACGTCCCAACCTTTGTTCCAAAGCTCCTGTAGGATAATACCTACAGACTCGATTGGAGAATTTCTTCTCTCGTAAAGAGCTGCTAAGGGAAAAGGAGAAACATTCTTGCCGCGGAGTATGATTTGCTTAGCAAATTCATATCCATAAGGACTCACATGAGTCTTTTCCGGTGAGAATGGAATGTCCCACAACAAAAGTATATCTTTATATGCTTTAGCGACTTTATCGTCAGAAATGACGATATCGTCTCCTAATAGCATATAAGGACAGGTCTCCCATTTTACCTTAGCTTGCAAGCAAGCTAGGTATACCACAAAGTGGTGACAGACCGCAAATGTTGACCATGAAGAGTACATCCCCATAGGATTACCAGTGGCATATGTTAATTGGACTTTCGTCTTCTTAACATTGTCATAGTAATCAAATGGATGATATACCATTACATGTTTCCAACAATTTGCATACTTTTGACCAAATAAAATCTTAAGCATGATGTATTCCATCCTTAGTGGAAATCGATCTGTAGCACTAGACAAGTCTATGCTATGGAAAGATGACCCTTCGGTTGGTTCCAACTTGCCTAACCATTTTGATTGGTTGTGGGTACAATCCTGAGGAATCCTACGAAGTAACTTAAAGAGATATTGATGCAGAGGCCGTAAGGCCGCCTGCGAAAAATAATCTCCTATAGCTATTTCCCGAGTTTTACCTTCCTTATCGTTTATTACTGAAATCTTTCGAATAGACCCTGAACCCTTGCGGGTTAAATGGCTATCGAAAAATTCTGGTAATAACTTGTAAAGAAGACGAAACTTGTGCATACAGTTTTCCAACTTTGGTCCGCCTAGATAATAAATACTCAAGGCTAGATCGACTGGAATATTAATGTTATCTATAACCGAAGTCCAAAGGGCATGACCCTGAGGACCCGATTTAGATGACATATGATAATCCCGAAATCGAACAGACTTTGTTGGAGATCCCATATGCATAGGATTAATCCCTAACTTATTCTTAAGAAAATAAAACATCTGTTTTTCGTAGCTATCAAAGAAGGAATCCTCTTTCGAGGGCTTTTTCTCAATAGTTTCGAAAGACGGTGGATTATTTAACCTTAGACCTCGTGTTATATAAAGACCGCCTTGAGAACAGCCGACCGAG